CTCATCTTTCAATATCACATTACTAGCATCCATTTTTTATCACCCTTTTAGCATTAAACATTATAACACAAATATAAATAAAATACTAATATTAGTATAATATGAAAATTAAAAAAATATAACAATATATTTTAAGATATTTAAGATAATTTCACATAACTCAATATATATTATATTTATAAAAAAAACCTATCCTCAATATGAGAATAGGCATATACTTTATATTTTCTTAAGTTTTCCTTGTTTTGCTAAAGAAATAAGAGTTATATTTTGCTTAGCAGTTCCTGTATAACTTTTAATACCATTTGCTTTAGCTATTTCTTTTCTCTTTTGCCATGATCCATAATATTTTGATGGAACACCAATTGCTTTTAATACTTCATCAATTTTTTGAGATTTACCTGTATACTTTTTATAATAAGATACTTTAGCTGATGATTGTGTTGTTGCTTTATCATTCCAATGCTCAGCTAAATATGATCCTTTTACAACCAACAAATGTGTAAAGTCTTTTGCTCTTTTATCCCATGAAGAAACTTCCATATCTTTATCTACACCATTTGCTTCATAAATCTTTAGACCTTCTCCAACATAAGCAACATGTCCTTGTTTCCAGATTGCCATTCCTTCTTTTGCATTTGCCTTAGTGACCTTTAATAATTTAACTGCACTTGATTTTAATTGAGAACTTCCCTGCTGTGCAATTCCTAAAATCTTACATGTAAGTCCACTGCAATCAATACCCATATATCCTTTATCTGCATCACTTAATGTTTTCTTTATATATGCATCTGTATAAACTCCCGGATATTGCTTTGCTAATTTATTTACTAACGATGTTGTGTGCTTTTGATACTTAGCTCCATATACATAACGACATACACTATCTTTGCATAAATCTTTTGCTAATTGATTTGATTTTGTAATTGTATTCATTTTATTTTCCTCCTAACTAAAAAGAGCAGCTTTGTAGCTACTCCTCATTCTCCAATAGTTTTGTTGGTACTTCATTAGTAAGTTGGGTAAGCAACTTTTCTAACTTATCTTTTAACCAAAGTGGCATAGGAATACCAATCAAATACATATTTTTTAATATGCTTATAGCCTCATACAAGATGAAGAACAATCCAAAAAATTCTAACATACCTATCTTTTCTACTCCTAGAATTTCTAAATATGTCTTTGGTACAAATCCAATAACATTAATATGTATTGTTAAATCTGCTACAAATAAGAATAGAATAGAGAAGATCATTCCAACTTTGCGAATACCTCCATCAATTCCAAAGCTACTATTAAAAGCATGTTCTTTAACTGCTCTTAATACTCCAAAAAATGTATCAAACATAATACACCATGCAACAATCAATACAACTATATTTGTACTTAATGATCCATATATAATATTTAAAATATTTTCCATTTTTATCTTTCCTCCTGTTTTTCTTTATTTAAAATCATTTGTTTGATTTCATTTATTTCATTTTTTAAAGAATTTATTTCATTTTGCTGTTCCTTTATCATTAAAATAAGATAAGGTGTAAGTTCAGTATAGTTTATACCCCATGATAACAATTCATCATCTATATCTTCACCATGATAGGATTTCTCATTTTCCCCATCAATAATGCTTGCTTGAACCATTGATAAATCACCCAAGTTTAAATCTTTAATATGTTTAGCTAGAGTTTGAGCTCCTAATCCTATGTGAATACGTTCTCCTGTATCCCCTTTACCTTTTCTTCTATAAGCTATAGGTTCTAATCCCATAATGAAGTCTTTAGCCTTAAAATCAAAGTCTTCAATAACGTCTTTTTCCTTTAAATCTGATGCTGTAATAGCATTTGTAAAAAAGGCAGTATTGAAACGATAAGTTGTTGTTCCAAGATATGCTCCAGAGTTTGTAGCTGGTCTTAATACGGTTCTATGATTATCGCTTTGTTCTCTAAACAATTCTAATGCAATAGCTTTATATGAATCAGAATTACTATTTGCATGAAACTTCATAAAATCTCCTGCGTATATATCTGTATTTCCATAAACACCTGTCGCTGATGTTCCTATAATGACACGATCATCACTATAACAATAGATAAGATTTCCTGCTGTTCCTTTTGAATTGTATGTTCCAAAAGCACTCGTATTATTCGTTCTAATAACCCCATTAACTGTAACAGGCTTAGAAAAGTAAAAATCATTTTGCCTAGCTGCTAATTGATGAGTTGCACTTGTTGCTAAGTCATAGTAAAAACTAATACCTGGATTATTTCTTGATTTATCAGCAACCAAATGTAAATAGCCATTTGTTCCTAATGTTCCACCAGCTTTTCCATCAACTGCACTTGTTTTTCCACCAGTATATAATCCGCCATTGGTTCTAATATAACCATGTGTGATAATTTTATTTGCATCTATAGTTGTACTTTTTAATCCAGCTTCAATATCGCTATTGTCATATATATCAATTCCATTGACACCATAACTTGCATTACACATATCTCCATCAAATCCTAGTGATTCATAATCTAAAGATACATAATAATCTATTTTTCCACCATATGTTCCTGATTCCATTTCAAAGCCTTTATGGCTTATTCTTATTTCTTCACTTGGACCATATTCAATATCACTAGCTGGTCTATATGACCTAAAGAAAATAACGTTTTTACTTGCATCAAGAATAAATTGTTTTCTATTTAATGTTCCATCTATTGTTTTAAGTATATCTACTTCAAGTGAATTGTTTTCTATTGAAAAGCCACCAATAGATCCACTTAACGCATCAATCTTTCCACTAAACTCTCCATTTACAGATTTCATATTACCTAGATTATCAACTATAAATTTATTGTTGATATTAAGACTACCACCTGTTATATCTCCTAAATCAGAAGTTAAGGAACTTAATTTATTCACATTCATCTTATCAGCAGTAACACTATTGGCCACAATATTTGTTCCATCAAGATATTTTTGATAAATTTCATTGCTTAGTTGTTCTTGTGTAAGATGACCTCCTTCAGCATTCATTCGATAATAGAGACCATCTAAACCTGTCAATATTAAACTATCAGCTACAACAGTATTAACCTTTATTAAATCTCCATTGAATCTAACAGAGGTCAATTCATAAAGAATACCTTCTTCTCCTGTTACTTTTTCAAACACACCACTTTTAACAAATAGATTATCAACATACTCAGTACCTACATTAGATAAATCAATCTTTGCATAGGTAGCTTCTAAATTACCAACTTTAAGATTTTCAATTATTCCTTTAAGTGCTTTAAAAGTTTCTGCGGACACATAATCAAATTCTGCATTTTTACCTTTTAAGTTTTCTATTTCAGCATTAATTGCATCTAAATCTTCTGTAGAGATGCTATCAAACTCTCCAATCTTTGCTTTTATGCTGTCTATATCAGCATTAAGTGCTTTTAATTCATTTGCTGATACATAGTCTAATTCACTATATTTAGCTTTTAACCTTTCTATATCAGCGATAACAATATCAGCATTTTCAATGTTAGCAATTTTAGATTGCAAATTATCTATAATACCATTAATTACATCTAATTCATCACTAATCACTTTATGAGCTAGCATTTTACCAGTTTCAATAACTTTTTCATTTACTTCTAACAAGTCTTTATCAGAAGCTGACGGAGAAGAAAGATTCCCCATAACAATCGCAGTATGATTTTCGATTGTAGTAAGAACTCTTTCACCATCTTTTACTTTTGCAACAGTTGAAATCGGAGTAAGTACATTTGAACCATCTAGACTTATGTATTTTCTATCATTGATAATTTTTACAGTACCATACAAGTATTTATTTTCATTATTACTTGTTGAATCATTTGTTAGTTCAACAAATTGTTTTAATAAAGAATCTTTCAATATCATATAATTATCCCTTCCATAGACTTTCGGTATAAACAGCTTTTTCTTCTACGACGCAACCTGTTTCGCATTTCAATGATTGTGATATAACCTTGGCCTTTACATTTATAATACCTGCTCTTTTGTAATCTAAAAGCACACAATCTCCTACTCTTACTGGACAATATCCATGTGTGTATGAAATTGTGTGCTCTAAACATGATTTATCTCTTAATACTTGTTTGGCGTATGTATCTAAATATACTTGATTAGCTTCTCCATATAAAGAAGGATTCTCTTCTCTATATATAACTTTTCTTCCTCTATTAACAATTGATACAGGACTATTAATATCATTATTTTCAACATGCGATATTAAATATCCACTTTCTGTTGAACAGACAACTTCTACAACATTTGGTATATCAAATGTATCATTTTCATCTTCTATAGATGGATACATAATAGAACTATTATCATCTGTGTATTTATATACTGGTGATAATGATGATATATCTTGCTTAGGTGCAAAAAGAATTCTTCCCATTTCATCAAGTGAGAATTTATAATTTACAATTGATATAAAGTCAGATAAAAAAGACAACCATGTGTCTTTTTTATCTGCTATGAAATTGTTACTTATGGCTTGTTGATATGATGGTCTAACAACAGGTGCTCTTATTCTTTCCTGACATAATTCATAAGCAGTATCCATTATCTCTTGACCTTTTAATATAGAGTACCCAATAGGAGGCATATCCATTTTTAATTCAATTAAAGGTGTATATGCATCCATATTTATATCATAGGTTTTTCCATCAAAACTTGCAGATGGTGTTTGTGCAAGAAATGTTCCTAAAGGTATCTTTTCTTGCTCCTTATTTTGAACAACAATAAGATAAATTCTTATATAACATTCATTTAATGGCATTGATGATTTGAATTTAGCTGATCCTAAAGTATTATCCGATTCATTACGATTTATTGTACATGATTCTATAGTGTCGATAATATTCATATCTGCCCATGTATTAGGATCAACAACGTAAAATTCATATGTTTGCTTCATAGATTCGTTCCAGTTAATCATTATATACCACCTTCCACTCTTTCAACACTAAATGTTACTGGTATAACTACACTACTATGTTTAATATCAATAGACACATCAATCTTTGCCCAATACCCACTACCAGATGGTTCACGAACATAAACGTCTCCCAGCCACACTGCTAATTTACGTATTAAATTTAATGTCTCAATATCATTTTTTAGAATAGATGCAGACCATGTAGCTGTCTCACCCTTTTGTGTTCCATAATAACTAACTGGATTCTTACGACCAATATATTCAATAAGAGAAACATCATTCTTATGACTTTCACTTATATCTATATTATATGGAAGATACAGTATCATTCTTTCAAGGTTAATATCTATAGGATAATCTTCTCCTTGTGCATTTTCATCTTCATATTCTAATTGTTTATAACTTTCGTCCCATGTTATGACAATAGCGTTTTCTAACACTGGCTCAGGAGGTAAATCTTCAAATGCTATATTGCTTGTAATTTTACTTTTAGCTACTATTCGATATCTAGCATAATATAATGCTGGATGTGGATCAACAACAGAAATAGTGCCATTATTTTCGAGTTCATTAGCTATCTCTACTAAATTACCATCAGCCTCTTTTCGATATACAGATAAAGTAACATCATTATCAAGATTCCCATCATCATCTTCACAACGTGGGGTTATGATTGCTGTTAATTCATCTTCATCTATATATATACTACCATCTGGAGTTGGTACATCATCATCCCAACTCACTTCAAATTCATCTACCGTTTCTGCTATCATACCAGAACTCATTGATACAATAACCGTAACTATATAACTTTGATTATTTTCAAGTATTATATTGCTTGGTAAAAGCTGTATATAAAGAGGTCTTGTCTTACTTATAAATGTTTCAGAAAACACCTCATCACCTGCATTTATATAAACTGTCTCTCCATTAACATCCTCACAATCATAAGAATTTTTTGATTTGATATTAATATGATAGCTTATAGGTGTTTGACTATTATGTCCAGGAGTACATTTTATGACATATGGAAAATGTGTTAGTATTCCTGAATCATCACCAAGTAACAATTCTATAGTTGGTTTTGCATAAACTTCTATAGTTCTTTGTACAGACCAATCACTATAAGAATTTAAAATTCCCTTTGTACGAACACGCCATAATAGCTTAGAACCATCAACACAATTATAATTTGATAAATTAATAGTTTTAGAGTATATTGGATTATCATTATCTTTATTATCGGCACTATCAATATTTAATGTATATTTTTTACCATTTACATTAATTTCTATAATAGCAGCCGTTTGATTAGAACCATCTTCTGAATTATGAGTCCAATATAAAACAACATTTTCTCCTACATTCGCAGTAGTAGTAAGAGACCATGTTGTAGGTGGTGAAGGTTTTGTCCCTAAAACTGTAGAGACAATGTTAGACCATCCCGACTCTCCTGTACCATTAATAGCTCTTGCTCGAAAATACCATGTCTCTGCTGAATCAAGTCCTGTTATGTATATAGTATTAGTTTTTGAACTTTTCTTTTTAATTGAAGCTGAACTTGTTTCTGTAGAACTATCAAAATATTTTTTCTGTGTTGTATATTCTACTTCAAAATCAGTTGCTAAAGAACTAGTACCTAAAACTAATTTAACTGATGTTTCACTATCTGGTTTACATGACTGAATAGCTACTTTACTTGGTGTTGTAATTATTTCCTCTGAATATTCAGTCCATCCACTATATCTTTCTTGTTCACTAGTATACATAATTTCCATACCATCAATACCTGTTGAATTTGAAGTAAATGTATTAATAGCTCTACATTTTACTTTATACTTACATCCTGGTGTAAGTGATTTAACTAATTGTGCTTTTTGATTGCTTACTTTAACTTTTGTGCTTGAACTCGTTTTATTTGTTATGTTGTATAAATAAAACTGAATTTTATTTGTCAGTATAGCTGCGGATTGTTCAACTATATCACTTACTGTCATAGTTAATTTGTTATCTTTACTTATACTAACAGTAGGTACTTTAGGAACATCAGGTGAAATAACTGCAAGGTCTTTTGTATAAGTAACTGCTGTGCCTGTAAAATATGACTTCGTCACTTCTTTTGTTGTCTTTTTACCTTTTTTATCCTTTACAGTTTTCTTTTCTTTATATGTAGTTGATACAGGAGTAACTCTACATTTTATTTTAATGGCATTTTCTGGAATACTAAATGTAGAGTTTTTATAAGTTGTTGTTGAATTAGATCCTTCAAAAGAAACTCCATTACCTGTTGTATATAGCCATACAACTTTATAATGCTTAAGATGCTTTGTATATTTAGAAGATAAATTCCAAGTTGCATAAGCTGTCTTTCTATCTGTTCCAAGCTGAAAATCAATTTTTAAACCACTTACACTTGCCATCTTAAACCCTTCTTTCTACCTTCACTGCCCTAACAATTTCTTTCATTGCATTAGACACATTACTTCCATCATCATATGTGATACCATCAATTATATTTGTTGTTGTAGGTCTAGCTAAAATATCTTTACGTAATCCATTTATTACTGATATTAATTGAGAACTGTCTGATTGCATACCTTTAGTAGAAACTGTGAAATCGGCATCAATCATTCCAAATGTTGAATTATTTAACTCATCCATTGCATTTTTTACAGGATTCAGATTGTTTTCAATGCCTTTAGCCATTCCCAAAGTCAACATTTTACCTACTTCATTTTCAAATACTTTTGAAGGTGAATGTATTCCGAAAAACGATTTAATTCCATCCAAAACAGAATTTCCGAATCCCTTTATTTTATCAAGTATCCATCCTGTCATATCACTAATACCATTCCATAATCCTTCAACAAGATTTTTCCCAATATTCAATAATGATTTAGGTAATGTTTTAAAACCTAAAACTATTAGGTCTTTAATTTTATTAATAGCTAAATTTATAATTCCTCCTGATTTTTTAATCCCATTAGAAAAAGATGCAAAAGCATTAGAGGCTAAGCTCAACAATTTTGATGGTAATGATTTCAAAGTATTAATAATTGCTTTTAATATATTACCACTATTGTTTTTAATGAAACCAACCATACTTGCTATTCCTTTTCCAAAGAAATCTATAATACTCTTTCCTAGATTAAGCCAGTTAAATGCTTGAATTGCACTAACAATTGCTGTTATGATTTGAGGTATATTTGAAATAAGTAATGGAATAGCACTTATAATCCCACTAATAAGTTTTTTTATTAATTCAACACCTTTAGTAAGTATTACAGGTGCATTATCATTGATAATATTAGCAAATGTAGTAATAACTTGAGGTAATTGTGTTATCAATACAGGTAATGCATTAATAATCCCTTGTACAATATTAGATAGTATTTCAAAACCCTTACTTATAAAAGTTGGTGCTTGTTCTGTTAGATAATTTCCAAATTCTTGTGTAAAAGTTAAAAAACTTGATAAAAGATTAGGAAATCCACTTATAAATCCACTTGAAAGAGAACTTATAAGACTTATACCTTTTGTTAGTAATTGAGGTCCTAACGTTGTAATAATCGTTGGAATCTGCGTAACGATATTACTTACCATAGGTAAAAGATTTCCAAAAAGAAAAGTGCCTGTTGTTGTTACAAGATTTTTCAACGAGGGCACAATATTTTCTCCTAAAGTCATATTACCTAATAAATCTGTAAAAGATGCTTTCATAGAAGCTAATGATCCAGATAATGTAGAAGCTGCTTCCTTTGATGTTGTTCCAGTTATATCTAAATCTTTTTGAATAACATGAATAGCACTATATACATCATTAAGATTGTTTATATTGTATTTTACACAACTTATTTTTTGTGCATCCTTTAATAAACGTTGCATTTCCTCCTTGGTACCACCATAACCTAATTTAAGGTTATCCAGCATAGTATAATTTTGTTTTGCAAAACCTTGATAAGCATTTTGTATCAAGTCAAGAGAGGTACCCATTTTATTGGAGTTATCAGCCATATCAATAATTGCTTGATTTGCTGAATCTGCTGCTTTACGTGTATCACCCTTAAGTGATTGCAACAAGGAAGCACTAAAACTTGTTACTTGTTCCATATAAGAATTTGCATCTACACCAGCTGTTTTAAATGCTTCTCGTGCATAATTTTTAACTTTATCAGCATCACCCTTGAAAAGTGTTTCTATTCCACCTAATGACTGCTCTAATTTTGCACCTTGGGATATTGCTGATGATAGTGCTTGCCCTATTCCAGCAGCTGCAATAGCGCCTTTTATTTTTGATGCTATAGAAATTCCTGACTTTTGTCCTGCAGAAGTAGATTCATCATTTAAAACATCAGAAATACTTCCTTTTATACCTTCAGATGAAGGTATAATTTGTACATATGCTTTTGCTAATTCCATTATATCCCCTCCTTCTTTAAAATTTTTTTCTTCATAATTTCAAAATCCTCGCCAGTATTAAATGCTATAATTTCATTGTCTTCGGCATTAACATTAATATTTAATAACTTAGATGTAATTGAAATAGGTTTATTTTTTCCTTTTCTTCCATCTTCTGTTTTTGCCCAAACAAGATATGACAACCTGTCAACAATGCTTGATAGAAGAACAGTTTCTAATGAATAATTAGTGTTATTCATTTTTAGTTTAATCCTACTATTTTCTCTTAAATTAACAGAAAAAAGAGCTACCTTTGAAAGTGGTAACTCTCTATAATTGTATATATTATAGTTTTCTGCTAAATCGCATTCTAATAAATCACTATCATAATTCAGCATTCTAGCGAGGATTATTAGTTTTTTGTTTTTTGATTATTCATTAATATATCACTCAACTCTTTAGTCATAGCTTCAGTTGATATTCTTCCATTACTATTTTTAATATGATTTTTTAATCTTTCATATTGTTTTTTTCCTAATAGCTTAATTACTGCATCAACTGAATATTGAGGATTTCCTTTGTCTATTTCTCTGAGAATTTCAAGCAATTCCCAATCGTCAAGTACTTCCTTTTTCAATGAATAATTAAATCCTGTTTTAGTTTTACCCTTAATCATTAGAATTTCCTCCCATGACAATATATTCATAATGAGTGTTTCCTTCATCATCAGGTTCTGCATCTATTGTTAATTCATATCCAATTGCTCCCTCATCATTGTATTCAATTTCACCAATTTCAGAAATACTAGCACTTGGTATAACAATTCTTTTTAAGATTCCGCCTTTTAAAATCATTTCAATAACCCATGAACTTTGTTCTAATTCTTTTGAATTTGCTTTAACTGTAACACCTGTTTCAAGTGTTCCAGTTACATTTTCGTCACCATAAATTGTTTTTAATACATCAGGATTGATTGACTCAATCAGTTTGAAAGTGAAAGTATCTTCTTTACCACCTTGAACAACTAATACAACAATCCCTCCCCATGATTTAATTTTTTCTGCTTCTGGTGAATTGCTATTTTTTAATCCATCTTCACTTATATATCCAAGTGATTTAAACGCATTATCTAATGGATCGATAGCATTTGTAGGTAAAACTGTTCCTTTTGTTGCTCTTGAAATTGCTCCACCCACTTTAGGCTTACCAGCTGTTACATAATCTGCTTTACTCATATATAATTCTCCTTTAATAATAAACTAATTCGTATATCGCATGATAGCGATATTGCTTTTTATTTATATCAGTATGATTGTAATCATTTTCTAATTTTACTTTTGATATAGAATCTAAAGTAATCGCATTATTCATTGCTTCTTTAACTTGCATATTCAATAACGCTGATTGATACAATGATTCAGCATGTGATTGAATAGTAATAGTAGCAGAATGAATATAATTACTTGTACTACTTCCTATTTTTTCTAATAGGATATATCTTTGGTCCATTTCCTCTTGTTTTTCTAAATAAACAGGCACATCTAATGCACTTTCAAGGTAATTTAATAATATAATTTCTATCATTTTAACGCCTTGATAATAGAATAATTTTCTATGCTCTCTTTTTTAGCTTTATCTGTTACTGCTTTAATCGAAGCATTTACACGATTTTTTCCAACCATATGTGTTACTTCATATCCATCACCTAATTTTGATTGTGCCTTTGATGCTATTTGTGTACACACATTTAGCATTTCACTTGACCTTAATAATTCTCTTACACCATTTGTATTAAGTTTAACTTTCAACTTAGCCATATCTTTCAACCATCACCTTTTTATTCCATCTTAATGGTATATTTTCATCTATTCCTTGAATAGTGAATCCAAAAACAAGCCAATCAGTTCCGAAAAAATGAACTTTTTTATTTTCCCATAAATGATCATCATCTTTGGGAATTGCTAATGTATAGACTGCCTTTTTTCCAACTAAATCAGTTGATGTAACAATATCATCTGTTGTTGAAGGACTGACCAATACATTTTCAACTGTGATTTCTTTATATTCATAAATAGGATGATTAAATGCATCTTTTCCTGTTTCAAACTTGTCATATAATATAACTGGTATTCCTTTAATCATTCCCATATAGATCAATCACTCCTATTTGTTGTCTTCTAAGTCCTAATCTTGCTAATTCTGATTTTTTGATAAACAAACCACCACCAGGAACTAAGAAAGTCCCACTTACTGAATAACCTAATGCTGATTCAGACATTTGTGACATTGGTTCTTGATCTGTTGATGTCATAAGTGTTCTCGCAACAACATCAACAGTTACACTTTTAGCTACCTCTAAAAGAAATTCATCTTCAGCAATCATTTCATCTAAATTTTTATGAACCTTCTTAGCTTCATAACGTAAAGAAGCCGAAACAGTTTTTAATAGTGCTTCGGCTTTCTTTTTTTCAGTTTCTTTTAAAGGTCTCCACAACAATTCTAAATCATCTGATGTTGCGAAAGATTCCATTTTTATTCACCAGCTTTTACAACTCTAGCAAATGCTTTTTCATCCATGATTGCCCATCCTAAATAGACTTCTGAACGAATAAATACTTGATTATGACCTTTTAGGTCTTTTCCAGTATTATCTGGATCACCGTATGGGATAATATCCATTAAAATCTCCTTAGTAATACCATATCTAAAGTATTTAGCAAAGTCACCGATGATAACCAAATCATTAGAATTGTTAAATGATACAGTTGAATTAACATCCACTGGTAATCCTTTTAAAGTTGAAGCGGTATTACCCCATCCTAATTCAGGGAACTTAGCAGTACCATTTTTGTACTCTAATTCGCTTAATGACGTTCTATATGCTTTAGACATTGCGAAACCAGATACATCATAATAATCACAATCATCAAATGTAGCAATTGCTTTATTGATATCCTTATCTTCTTCTCCTTTAGTTGTAACAACAGTTTGAGTTCCTGCGTCAAAATGATTAGTACCAATCAATGTTGAAGCAGTACCAGTTCTAGGATTAATTCCATGCATGGCCATAATATCCAAACCTCTAGCTACTTTAGCAGCAAATCCTTCATTGAATGCTTTTAAGATTTCAATTTTCTTTTCTTCACTTGCATACATAAATTCATCTGATACTCTAATACCATATTCAACTTTCAATGGAACCATAGTCTTTGAAGCTAATCCTGCTGATCCTCTTGTTTTTGCTTCTGATTCACCAACAATATTCACTTCATCATCCATTGTGAATTCCATAATCTCTTTACCAGTAAAAGGTAAAGGTTCAGCGTTTGCTAGTTTAGCTAATGAAGAGTGTCCTCTTACTTTTGTAAATAAATCTGTCACCAGTTCAGGTGTGTAAATTGTTTTATAATTTTTCATTTCTAATACATCTGCCATGTTTCTATCCTCCTATAAATTTTTAAGCATCTGTTTATATCCTTCGTTTAACTTTGCCTTATCCAAATCATCTTTTGTATAAACTGGATCAGGCGAATATAAAGGTGGTTTTTTCTTATTTGAAGCAAAACCAGATAAGATTTTTGCATCTTCTCTAATTTCATCTTCTGTAGTTCCCTTTAATCTGTCTTTAAGTTCTAAAGGGATACCCATATCAATTGCTACTCTCGTTTTTACCGAGTCGGTCTCGTATTTAGCAATTTGCTTTTTGTAATCATCAATTTGACTATCAAAATCTGCATATTGACTTTCTTTTTCTTGAATAGATGTATTCAATCCATCAATTTGTTTTTGATAATCTGCCTTGATTTTTTCTAGATCATCTGGTGAAGTGTATTTTTCATATTTCTTAGCTTCACGCCCTAATCTTTCTTTGATTCTTTCATCAAATTCTTCTTGTGTTGTAATTGGGTTAAAATCTTCCATTTCTTTCTCCTCCTAATTAACCGCTTAGTGTACGTATTTTTTTATATTAAAAAAGTCACCTTATAAAAAAAGTGACTTTCCTAATAACTTATTTGTTGTTTCCTTTTTTCTTTGGTAGAAACACATAACCAATGAGCAAGAATAACACTATCCATTAGTGCTATTTCTCGTTCTTCATTTAATGTCTTATATCCAAAACCTCCATTTGTACCAATAGCTCTTTTCTCACAATTAGATACAACTTGAGTTAATGACGATTGATTGTTATGACATATGCTTTTTGATGATAATACTGCCTGCTCAAAAAGATTGTTTGCAATAATAACTTCTTTGACTGTTGGTAATATAGGTTTCAACTTTATTCCATATTCTTTGATATCATCACACAATACATCTTGTGCTCCAGCACCATCAATAGCAACTTTTGCAATATCAGCATATTTCAAAAAATCAATAATCCATAAATTACCATTTCTTTTACTTTGACAATCAATAGCTTCTACAAATATCTTCTTATCAACTTTAGTCGCAATAGACATAGCTATATTTGTCCCATCACGCCCATATTTGATTCCTACATATAATTTCTTTGTAAACTTAGGTATCTGTTCAACTTTTAAAGAAGTCCATTCATGTTCAGTGATAGCTGACTTTTGAGAATAAGAAAGCCAATGTCCTAAACGTTGAATGTTGAAATCAACATCATCAGTTGTATCTTCATTCTCAATAACTCTTTCAGTAAGACCCTGTCCTAATGATGGATTTGTTTCATACCATGCATCCTTATCTTTAGGATCATGAAGTTTTTCAACTGACCATTCAGCCCAACCAGTATTTTTTGATTGTCCAGATAAAACCTTATCTCTAACCTTTTGAAATACTGTTCCATGTGAAATTGCTGTGGGTGGTGTTCCTAACATAATGATTTGCGGATTTGCACTTGCAGAAATAACATACTTTAAGGCTGATTCTTGATCTATAGTATATTCCTGTGCTTCATCTATAATAAGTAAATCATAACCTTCTCCAAGCCCTCCAGTATTAGAACGAGTACGAAAATTAACAGTATGTGTCAATTTCCTTGATTTACCATTTTCATCTTTCAATCTTATGTTTTCTTGACCTTTAGCTTTTGCAGAATCATATTTTATTTCTGCACAATCAAGAAGATAAGTAACCGTTTCCCATACTGCATGAGCAGTCGAAATTAAATGAGCAGTATATAATATCTTTTCTCCATGCATTAATCCCCACATGAGACGCATAATAACATCTTCTGTTTTACCATTTCTTCTAGGTACTGCATATCCATATGTTGAATGAACCCATAAGTTATCATCACCAACTGCCATAATGTCATAAATCATTATCTCTTGCCATTCTCTAGCAGTTCTACCAGTTTTATTGTAGATATTAATAGCCTCTTGCCCTTTGGTTTTGTTATAAGGCAACACTAATGAGGTTGTAGGAGTTTGTCTGCCAATTCTTTTTGGCTCCATATCCTACCTCCTATGTTTTAATTTTTTAGACGTCACAATCAATGGCATCACCTCCAAAAAATATAATTATATTGAATATTTTAATAACTTTATGTATAATATATATAAAGATAACGTTATTGGTTGGGAACTTTTAGGGCCCTCTCAATAGCGTTATCTTTTTTTGCTTCGTAAAATTAATATAGTTTTTTCATTCTTTTTTATAATTAGATCCATTTCCCCTTTACTTCTTTTTGAAAATTTTTCTACTATCAAATTTAATAAGTTATTATTAACTTCAAAATTAGATATATCTAGAACTATTCCAGATGATTTACTTGTGGTATCCGTAGTTGATTTTGCACTATTTAACTGACTAACAGCTTTTCTAATTCTTTTATCTATAGAATTAGCAGATACTGGTGTTTTGAATTCCCAAAATTCATTTTTCCAATAAGCGTCTGGCCATTTTATAACTTTATCTTCTTGAAGTAAATGAATATTGCCACCATATGTTTTATGTAACCATTCACCTATACTTATATCTTCTTTTTTTACCTCTTCATCTATAATAATATTTCCTTTATTTGGAGTAGCTTCACTTATATATTTTTTTGTTACATCTTCTATCCCCTTAGGTAAATTAAGTTTTGTTTTCTTTTGTATATTCTCCAATCTATTTTGTACAATGTCTAATTTACTATTATCATTCCATTTTTTTGACCATACATCTTGAACTTTTTTAGAACCATCAGAAGGATCATAAACAACAACACAATCACAATTAGCATGACGTCTGAAAACATCACTCCTTGTAGTACTTACATTCGCATAATCATATACTCCTGCGAGATTTTGACACCATTTACAAGTTTTTCCACTTGTTCTTCTGATAATTTTGGGACTAAGCCCACTTTTAAAATGAAAATCAGCATTTTCCTTTACTGAATCATCAACTATACTTTTAGCATTTGTACTTAGTGACTGAAGAAAGCTCTTTTCTCTTTCACTATATTTGCTAGCATTAGAAATATAATTAATAATACCTTCTGTTTTTTCTTCTTTATATGTTGGTTTTATTCCTTTTATTCCAATCCCTGCTTTTTGATTAAGCGAAGTCTGAACAGCTGCACAATGTGAAGCAATTGTCTTATAATTTTCTTTACACATTGGTTCAACAAGAGATTTCGCAATATTGTAATACATTTTACTATCTGGTAATACTTCATCACTTATATTCTTTTGAAATGCTTTTGATAGACATATACCTAATTCTTTTGAGTATTTCAACATATCTTCATAATTTGCATTACCTTTTTTTATCTTGCTTGTAATTTCCTTTATAAGACTATTTGATGAAATTTCTTTTTCATAGGTATTTTTTATTGCATTAAGTAATTTTTGTGTTATATCGTCCATCATTCTTCCTCAACGGTATCTTCAAATTCAATAGGATTCTCTTCTACTTTATTGTTCATGTTCATATCTACATCTTCATAATAATCAATACCTGTTAAATCTCTTAAATTTTCTTTACCAAAATAACTTGGTACTGCTTGATTGATTTTAATTGCTCCATCACCAATGATTGATAATGCAGATGAATCAGGTTCAAATAATGGTTCCCATTTAGGCTTTGTTAAGTATATTTGATTTCTTGAATATGGATAATTATCTCTTACACATACTGCTAAATAACCAGCATTTAAAAAACCTGAACCAAATGTCTTTTGTGCTTTTCTAGCAATTAATCTTAGATTCTCATGTTGAGCTTTGATTGCTTCAACACTTGATGGATTTTCTGTTGAAAAACCTAAATCATCTAATGTTAATCCTGTTTCACCAGCGAATAGCGATGCAAACATTTTCAATTGATCAATATATGGTGACATTGACTGCTGTTGAAACTGTCCAACTGTCGGACTACCACCATCTTCATCTTTGCTAATCTGAATCATTGATGATATTGTAGCTTTCCATTTTTCTAATTTTTCTGCATCTTTATCCATACCTAATATATATTTTTGAGGAAATGAATAAAACTCTGCTGATATTTCTGAACGTTTTAATGTTCTAAGAGCACTTTGTTGGATATTCATACAAGCTCTTGAAATCCTTGAATGACCAAATGGTCTTTTAGGATCAGGTCTATATATAATTGGCACCAATAAAGGATATGGAGCTATATTCTTTTGGGAATATGGTTTTGAGCTTTTTTCATAGTATATTGTTTCTTCCTTTGTGAAATATGCTTCTTTTGTTGGTCTATCATGAATATCTGTTTCTAGTATTGCGTAACCTTCAATTAACATATTTGTAATTGGATCAATTATTCCTGTTGCTTTCCTTCCGTCAATGACTTGCATAATTGGAAAACCATCATCATTTTTAGATATGTATATAAATGAACAAGAAGTGATTAAAGCAGAAATAATAGCACTGTTAAAAAGAATATCGGGATTATTCATATTATAAATCTCATTCATTTCAAATATATCATTCTTAAATTCTCTAAACGATAATCTATCTGCTAATGTATCTACAGCTTTTGAACACCAACCCAAACATTCCTTTAACCAATAAAACTCTTTTGGTATAACAGTGTTAAATTCTTGCATAGTGTTTTTCATTTCATAATAGTCATATCGCAATTCATTTCTATCTTTCTTGTTTGATAGTCTTCTTTTTAAGTATTCTATTCCTTTATATTCACTCATTTTATTAGCTCCTTTCTAATGTATAAAAAAATCGTGAGAAAATATTCACAGTACGACGGTGAAGTCCTGTAATGGCTCTCTGGGGGTGTTATACCCCTATTAAAATCATTAAGATGATTTATAATTTTTCCAATCAATCGTATGTGGTAAATCACGATTTGTAATTATTTCTACTTTTTTATTATTTTTATTTGAAAACAATTTATCTGATTTTTGTCTGTTACAGGTCCAGTGAGCAAGTTGCAAGTTATCTATATCACTTGGATGCCCTCCTTTTGCAACTGGTATAATATGATCTATACATGCTGATAATGGATGTGGATATTTATAAGAGAAATCAACTGGCTTTCCACAAATACCACATACACTTTGCGTAGCATATATACGTTTTTTATTCCTTTCAAATTGCTTTCTATGTGAACCATCCCTATCTAATCTTTTGATTGACATATAAACAAGTCCACCCCCTATGATATATTTAATTGTTCAAATATCTTCTCTAGCTTAGTAAATTGCATAGCAAAAAAATCAACACATTCCTCACTATGAAACTGCATTCCTAAATCAATACCACTTTCATATAAAAAAGCATGAATAATTTCATGCCTTAAAATGGTATCTTGATATTTAATAGGATTTTTTTGTTTAGTAACATTACCATCACTTTTTATTTTAAGAACCTTTATTTCTTTTACTGAATTATCTACATAACCATCACAATTCATTGCATTCATTGTTTCATCACATTCTTCCAATAGTTCAATATCATATTCAGTACCTAATACATTTATTTTCATTTTTTCTCCTTTCTATCTAAATGCTTTTAATTATATTTTCTATCTAGACAAATAATTTTATAGAACGATACCACTATGTGAAAAAAGGAAAATTTATGACATTCTAAAGTAAAACACTTACTTCTCTACCAAAGTTCAAAAATAAAGTGATACCGTCTTATAAAACAAAAAGAACAATGTGAACATTGTTCTTTTATAATAATGAAAGGTTGCAAATCAATGAAATCTATCTTTTCTTTAAAAGACATTATAATAATATCATGATTTTTTGATGAATAATATATCATAAAGCATATTTTCATAAAGTTTTTTCTAGAATAACATTAGCTTTTCTATAAACATTTCCACTATTTTCAATTTTGTATTTACTCATAACCTTTTTAAAACCAATAGGCTCAACATAAAGGTCTATGATAAACTCTCTGTCTTTTCCCTTCATTAGCTCTAAAGTCTTCTCAACAATAGATATACGAGACATTAAAACCCATTTACGATTGTAATATGTATAGTTGTTAGTAGACATATAAGTTTTTATCTCTTGCGATGCAATAGCTTTTTGTTCTTCTAATCTTATAATTTTTTTATCAAGAGTTTCAACATAACCACCTAAACCATCACCGTGTCCTGGACTTTTAATCTTTTCTAGTTCAGCATTAGCTTGATCTATTTTTTCCCTATAAGGAAGCAACCCCATAGCATATTCACTTTCAACCCTTGAAAGTTCGGCTTTTAGATTATTGTAGTTTCTAATGTCAGAACGTAATAATTCAAGAGAATGTACTCTTCCTGACTCTTTTAATTTTTCTAGTAAATCTACCTCTAATTTTTCTAGTAAATCTGCATCTAGTGTCTCCATATCTATTCCTCCTTATTACTCTCCTTTATAAATTAATGGCTTACCATCACTATCTACCATCTTTGTAAAATTTCCACAATTATACATTCCAGAACTTACAGTGTACATGACTTTAGTCTCTTTATCATAAACAACATTCCATGTAGCACCATCTTCTATAATGACAAATCTAGATGTTTCTTGTATATTATCTTCGTTCGTTTTAGTTCTTGCACATCCACTCAAACTAGCTAACATAAACACCGCTAATAAACTAATCATTATTTTTTTCACTTTCTAATTCCTCCTTCTGTTTTTGTAATTTATTTATTGCATTTATACATAGTTCTAAATCATAATTGTCTACTGTATATGCTAATTCAAATATATTTAACATGTTACGACTTATAATTTTCATAATATTTTGATAATATCGACTCAATGACTCTATTTCTTCAACTGTTAATTGTAAATCAATTTTATTCTTGTAATCATCAAGAATAAAATGTATTGCCTCATATGCTTCTTTGTTCCAAACTGGATCATCATACTCACATATTAAGTTACCATCTACCCATTGTTTTAAATTTTCATAATGTTTTTGCGGTTCGTATTGTTCACTTTCATTAACAACATCATAAGTCTTTTCAAATATATCAGGTTTGCAAGGATAGAATTCTCCGTTCACACCCTTGATTATGTAATCATCTACGCTTGCAATATGCCCACCTTCCAAAGTAGTTACATAAAGATAAGCTCCTCTTGCTTTCTCAACACAATTACCATTACAAAAATCTAATATTTCTTGGGTGTTGTTACCATTCCATTGAATCGCCTCTACAATCACTGGCTTTTTTCTAGCTTTCATGTTTCATAACCTCCAACTTATGCGAAAGTTGTCTTAATTCAAATTCATATTGTTTACGACCTATTGATTCTTTATCATTTTCTAATTCTTCGAGTTCTCTACGAACTAGATCACTTAAAATATCTATATCAATTCTGTCTAGTTTATCCATCATCTTTCACTTCCTCAATCATATTATCCAATAACTTTTTATAGCATTGAATGTTTGTGTTTTAAATGGTAGTGTTCTGTATTTCCAATAGACAACAAATATATATCCTACTAATTCTTCAATTGTTGCAGATATTGAGTTACAACTACAACCAATATATGTATCTTCTATTCTTAATTGCTCCCTACCTTTATCATCAACAATATAATCATAGTCTTTGATATTAAACGCTTTACAAATTGGATTTATATTTTCTAAAACTTCAAGTCTCTTTTTTAATAAATATTCTTTATCCATTATCTTTCACTTCCTTTGAATCAATGAAACAATTATCTTCAAAATCAAATAAACTATCATTATCATCAACTCGAGTTATTTCAAATCCTGTAGTAGATAATGAATCAACTATTTCTTCATAACCTTCATTCATACCATCAAATTGCTCTAATATTTCATTAAACTCTGTTATTTTATCTTCTGGAACTATAATTTTTATATATACATCTCGTTTATAATTTTCACAAACATGAACTTCAAATAATTTATCTTTCATTTTCTTACCTCACTTTCTATGCAACATAACCTCTATATTATGTTGCGACATCTAAATCCCTCAAAACCCTTTTGTAGCAAGGATTTCAAGAGATTTTCTTAAATAAATAGTTTTTGTGATTTTTTAGCTATTATTCTTGCCATATTTTACGACTTCATCCATAATACTTATGAGGTGATAATTATGATTGACACAAAGACACATAGAACTATTCAAGGATATTGTCCTATCTATAAAAGAAACATTTATATAAAGGTAATATACATTCGCAGAAATGATCTTTCATTATATCCTGTTGGTTTCGCATGTGATCGTTATAGACATGATAATCAATTCAATAAGATATGTGATGAATGTCCTGTTATGCAAGAATATAAAAATAAATACTTTCAAAAATAGATTGATACTTACTCAATATTTTTCAATTTGTCTAGTAGCTGCTGTTCTACACTTTTAATAGTTTCAATAATTTTACTTTTCGTTTCATCTGATAAATATTGTGAATTATATAAATTGAAATCTATAAATGAATTACTACCATTATCACATCCAATTTCTATCTTTATGCATTCGTATATTTCTCTTTTTATGTTATGCTTTTGTTTAATATCATTGATTATGTCTACAGCATTTTCATTTCCACAAAATTTCACAATATCAACTATTTCTCCATCCTCATGGAAGTTGATATTCACATTAATAAAAACTTCTTTATCTACCATTCTTCTACCCACTTTCTTTTAAAATAGTTTTTGTTGCTTATAATCTTTTTTCTTTCTTGGTTTATACGTTCTATCCGAATCAAATACATCAATAGGATTAAATTCAAAATGTTTGCATTTATTAACCCTTTTTGCTTGTTCATAATTCATATATTTGTCTTTAACATCACAACATACACAATCAACACATATTGAACAGTTTGAACAATATCTACAATATTGTTTCATTCCTTTACCTGCCTTATATAGAAACGGTTTTCTTCATATTCAACATAACAATCATTTTTATGAATACCAATACCAAACTGAACATGAATATTAAATCCATAAAATCCTATTACTTTTAACCAAGAATGATTTTTGTTATCCCATACCCACATGCCTATTTTTAGTTCTTCAAACTTTAGAGATGGGTTGTCAAAGTGTTCGTTGATTAAATCTTTATAACGAAACTGAATGTTTTCTCTTTGATAATCAGTCACTGGATTATCAAGCAATGCTGCAAAAGATTCATGCTTTTTTCTATTAAAACTCACTCTCGTTTATTCTCCTTTCATATAATCAACAACCCATATGTAATGTCTAATTCCTTTTGTTGCTGGACTGTATTTTCTAACTAAATAAAACCTCCAAAATAAATGGTGAATACCCCAATCTATTTCATACATCTTTTCAACAGTTCTTTTTTTAATCATTCTATCCACCTCAATTCTTTTACTTTTTCATTTATTGCTAATAATGTAGGTAAGTCACAATCAAACCCAAAGTATTCTCTATCATTAAAATGGTAAAAAGAAATACATCTAGTATCTTTATTAAAGCATATCTCTACTCTATATACATCTGCATAAACTCTTCTATATTGAATAAATGATTCATATTCATTTTTTTCAAATCCCATATCTAAAAACAACTTTTTAAATCAAATTTTATACACCATTCGTTTACAAATTGTTTTACTTTTTTATCCAAAGGACTTTTAACATTGTTTTTATATCCTCTACATTGAACAACACAATTTTGTTTTAACTCTAATGTTACATATGGTTTGTTTTTATTATTTATTTTTCTAATAAAGAATATAGATGTCTTTCTATCAGCTACGTTTTTAGCATACTTTCTAACACAATGTTCCAATACTTTCGATTCCTCAATAAGTTCTTCTTGTGATTTTGCAGGAAATATAATTAGCCCGTTCCTTTTAAAACTTAACTTTTCTAATTCTTTTGCATACTCAGAAATATTTTGTGTAATGATAGCATTTTTTTTGTCTTCATAATATCTCATAACTTCATCATGTGCTTTTGTAAGATTTTTTGGATATAAAACCCTTGTATCGTTTAAATTCATTCCAATTCTTTTTGCTACATCTAAATAATCATCATAATAATTTAATTCATGTTTTTGTTTATACAAATAATGACATGTTTTTCTAGCATTCAATTTATGCTTGTGAATATAGTTTTCATTTCTTTCCAAATTTACATATCCATATGCTTTTACGTCTTCAAATTTATTAAGATCATATTTAACTGCATTGCTAAATTCTGTAAGATTTATATCATTTTTTAGAAATTTAAGATTCTTCTTATTTTCGAGAAGATAAGGAAATGTATATCCTCTTATAATTTCTCTAATCATTTTAAAATTACCATTTTTAACAAGTAACTCTAACTCATTATGATTTCTATATATATTTAGATATTCAATAATATCAATATGTTTTCTTGCTACAATATCTAGGCAGCTATATTTGTACTTTGTTTTTTCAATGATCTTTTTAACACCTTTTGTAACAACAAAGCCATAGAAATAACAATCGCCAAGTTTTCTTCCATAATAACCTCTTTTATCTCTTTTTATTTTTTCATATCCATGAGGATAATGTCTGATACATCCCATTGTGTTATGTGTATTCAACATCATATAAATATCTCTATCATAATTTATTCTTTCAACTTCAATACAAGAAATACTGAATTTCATATTTTCTTTATCATATGATTTTTCAAAATAAAAACATCTTATAATAAGCTCATTACGATCATTTAATTCAATATATGTTATATAACTACTTATTTCCTTTATGTTGTTTCTTTTTGTAATGACATGATATTTTCTTTTACAATGAGGACATTTTTTGATAGTTTTTACATTTACTTTTTTATCTATATGCCACTTTCCACAATGAGTACAGTAATATGAAAAAATCTCATTGTTTTCTGTTCTAATTATTCTATTTTCTTTTGATGTGATTCTATCTATGTAATCATTGAACAAAGAAGTATTTAGTTCTTTTAAAGATTTTAGTTCATCCTCAACCTGATACTTGTATATTCTCATAAATCAAATGACAGTTGATCAACTGGAACTTTTTCTTTTTTATGCTTCTTTGCTTTCATTGGTTGAGATTGAATATCATCTTTGCTAGATGTGCTTTTCTTTGCTGTTGCATTCATCCTTGCAGTACCATTAGCATTTGTTTTGAAAGCTAATGTTTTTGGAACTTCAATATCATCTTCAGCATAGTAATGAATTGCTAAATTATATATTTCATCATCATCACCTGCAGCATATCTAATACCATTATCTTTAACTGCTCTCTTTGAAAGTTCGTTGAGAACATATCTGAAACATTCATCTAATGATTTGTTTTCTTTTTTTAGATTTTTCTCTAAATCATCACATGATTTCAAATGATTGCCTATTCTAATAATCCACGGATTTTTTACATCCGCCAATTCTTTTTCAAATTTATCCATGATTTTACTTCCTCTTTTCCTTTTTAAATCTGTATTCTCATGTCTTTCCCATCAACTAATAATGGTTCACATGTACCCATAATTCTTGAATAAATTCTTCCTTTGTCATTATATTTTTGGTTAATTTCTAAAGGTGTAAGATTAGATGTAAAAATTACTGGTTTCATATCTCTCCACCTTGTTTCTAAGATAAAAAATAATTGTTCTATATCATAATCAGTCGCTCTCTCACTGCCTAAATCATCAATTATCAATAAATCAACCTCTAAACACCAATCAAGAGTTTTTCTTGTGTAGCTGTTCAAATCTTTTTTTATGTCATTTAATAGCTTTGTTGTATTTGTAAAATAGCAAGAATATGCTTGATTCAATACAATAACTGCAACTTTTTTAGCAAGCATGCTCTTACCAACACCAGTAGGACCATGAATGTAAAAACCTGTTTGCACTTCTCTAGTAAATGCTCTTGCATATGCAAGCAGTTTTTCATAAGCATCATAATTCCCCTTGTGTGTTTTAAATGATTTTTCAGCATCTTTTTTATCTAAGATTGCAAATCCACATCTTTCCTTATTTGACTTGATGAGATTTTCTTTTTGATTTCTTAGTTTTTTCAACCCTTCCTGTTCCCAAGCATTAGTTACACAATCACAAGCTGTATAGAAATCAATCCTTTCATTACCTTGCTTATTGTTGAAAGTGTGATATATTTCTTCTCCGCATTTAGGGCATACATGATCAAATACTTTTTGACATCCTTTGAACACCCCAGAAGAATCATCAGAAACAGATATCATCTTCTCTTGTTCCAAGTAACTCATATTCTTTTCTCTTTTCCTCCTGTTCTTCTAAATTTGTATCAACCTCATCATTCCATCTTTCACCATTCAACCATGTTGTAGGAAGCGGAATAAATTGACCACCATTTTTTAACCATTCATTACTATTCTTTTGAACTTCTAATCCATTCATAATTTTTTTAAAAATCTCTTCGTTTTTACATACCTTTAAAAATCTTGCTTGTGCTTTCTTCTTATCTTTTTTCTTTGGATATAATTTCCAGAAATCATTGAAATGCTCATGTGCATCAAAATGCACATATATATCATTTACATTATCATTTACATTTACATTATCATTTACATTATCATTAGTTCCTGTTTGGCTTATGTCTTGCTTAAGATTTGCTTTTGTTTTGCTTTTATTTTGCATTGTTTTTGGTTTTGAACCATTCAAATACTTTTTTATGTTTGCTTTTATCTGAGGTTTAAATTGTTTAAAAATCATTCGAGAATTTGCACTTTTTAGCTTTATTTCAACACCATTTAAAGCATATTGACAAATAGCCTCATAACATTCCACTTTGATTTCATTTATCTTTTCTTGCGATAAATCATATTCTTCTTTTAAGCCATTTATTTCCTGTATAGACTCAAAAAAACTTCTATAAAACACAAAGTTTTCTCTCACAATAGGCTCGCTTGATATATCATTTTGTTGCATTTTGCACCTCCTAATGTACTATTTTGATATTTTATTTTTCTCTAATATTTGATTTTTTCTATTTGATTTCTTAATTGCTTTTGCGTTAGCTTTGTATATTTTTCTGTTGTAGTAAGTGAATTATGTCCTAAAATATTTGCAAGATTTAATGGATTTCCACCATTTTCTAGATATGTAACTGCAAATAGATGTCTAAATGCATGAGCATATACTAAAGATTTTTTTACCCTTGCTGCTCCTGCTATCTTTTTCAATCTTCTATATATCGTTGTTCTATGTGGCATCTTATTTTTATTAATTGATGAAGGAAAGATATATCCGTTAGTGATATTGTGGTCCTTACAATATTTCAAAAGTTCTCGTCTTAAGTCTTGACGTAAGGGAACTTTTCTTGTCTTTCCTTTATTTCTTACAACAACATACATATCTTTTTTTTGAATAGTTTCATATGTAAAATATTTAAGTTCCTCATTTCTTATTCCTGTATATGCCAGTACCTTCATGATCATATACATATCATCCATATGAAGTTTATTGGCATATCTAAGAAGTCTTTTAAAATCATTTGATGACATAATATCATCTATTGTATTTTCATCCTGTACCTTGATTTTATGGACCTTCAGGTCGCCTAAATGACAGAAATATAGAAACTTGTTTAGACATACAATAATGAGATTTGTAGTTGACGAAGCAAATTCAAGAACATTGATAAGATAATCCTTAAAATATAAGGTATCTTCTTTTGTAATATCATTATCATGTTGAATTGTAGAGATAAACATTTTCGCATATCTTTGATAAGATTCTATGGAACTTCTTGATTTCTCGTTCATCTTTAAATCAAGAACATACTCTTCAACTTTTTTTGATAGTTCCCTTTTGTTCATCAACTCAACTCCCTCTTTATAAATAATCAAAAATAGTTATATCCTTTTTATTTGATTTCACTTCATTTTTTACTTCAATTTTTGGCTTGATGTCTAACTTTGATATACATTCTTCACAAAGCACTTTACCTTCATATCCTTTACATTTTTTTGGTTTATGGCATATATCACATCTATCTAAGAACATGACACTATGGCATCAAAAATAAGTATAAAAACGATAAGTGCTATAACCAAAACGTTTGATATGAAAATAACGATATTCAATACCCTATTATCTTTTCTTTTCATGGTATTTCACATACTCTTTATCAAGCAATACCTCTGAATAAAGAATTGAAGCTATTGAAAATGTTGTTAAAATAACCTTTATGTATATGTTGTGTAATGATATTGCAATAAACAATAAAATGAAAGATAGAAACCATAAAATAAATATTCTAATCATCTTTGATGACCTCTTGTTCCCTATAAACTTCAAATTCCTCGTTCTCTGCTTCATAGATATTGAAGATAGGATGTATTTCATCAAAAGTAACCCACATAGTTTTATGTTTATTATGTAAATACACAATCTCACACATCCTATTTTTTAAATCGACACATGAAATATATGCTGTTACATGTTCTACACCAGCAAATGGATTAAATACTTCTCTTGTTTTTAAATTTAAAACAACATGCACAATCTGATTCAATCTAAAATCATCAGTTTTTATGTTCCATTCAAATGGATCAATCTTACAAAACTGTACAACCTCTTTTTCCAACTCCTCAACAACAACATTATCTAAAAGAGTTAGACAATCATTTTCCACATGTAAATAAACAATTGGCTTTGTAATACATACCATTTCATCAATAATTTTTGTATTAATACCGTATTCTTGTAATTTAAGAGAGATAATATTTGTGTTGCACATGTTTGTTTCTAACACAATATCTCCATTCAAAAAATCTTTAAAACTATATTTATAATTCATTGTTTTTTTCTCCTATAATTTTCTATTTGTCTTGCTTTTTTATTTATAATCTTTTATACTGAAAACGTAGTTAAATATCCTAATGATTTAACTTTGAATCGACTTGGCGGAGTCGATTTTTTCTTTTTCAGCATAATCTGCTACTTGTTTTTCTGTTAAACCTACATATGGCAACAAACGCCTTGATAAAACAGAGTTATGAAGATTCTTTTTTCCAGAAAGTTCTACTTCATTACGAATCTCATTGTATATTTCAAGTGCTCTACTATATCCGCATGGAATAAATTTCTTTATGTCTGCTTTTTTAGCATAACCTTTATGCAAAATCCTTTCTCTAGTTATGTTTATCAATTTAAACACCCTCCTTTCTTAATCGAATAAATAGTGACTTAGATCATCATTTAATCTTCTTAATAAGCATTCACCTGTCATAATGCATGAACTTGATTGTTCATTAATCAACAAACGATAACCACCATTAACCTCTGAATAAGAATAATGATTATTATTAGACCAAGTATTCAACATTTTAATAGTTTCCTTAATCTCTCGTTTGATATCTGGCATTTTGTTTCACCTCCTCCAATATCTGTTGTAATTTGCATCTTGTGCAAGAAAACTGCATGAAGTCCCTAATCCTAGAATTGTCAATATAGATCAAGGTGATAGATTACCACCGACTTAAGAAAAAGGTCATAATTGGAAGAAATTATAATCTTCTTTCCTAAAACTCAACCTCTGTATGTGATATAATCATCCTGAAAGGAGGTAATCACAATGAATGATAATTATAACTTTGACCCCTCAGAAAAATCACTTTCTAATGCATACTTAGCTTTACATGGAATTGATTTAGTAGGTATAACTGAAGCTCTCAATAATTTTATTTCTATAAACATTCCAAATGCTTCTGGAATTTTCAAAACTATGACAATATATAATGAAGTATTATCTAATTCTATTAAAGAGTTGGATGTAAAGTCATTTATTTCATCATCAACTAAAGCTATGGAAGCACTCAAATCTGTAGAAAGTGCATTTTTATCCAACATTGACTATGAAGAAATAATCAATGAAGAATACACTAAAGAAATAATTGAACAGCTATCTGATGATGCTATTCAATGTATTGAAAAAGTTTTTGAACTGTTGAACCAACTGAGATTGCTCAAAATCTCGAGAAAAAAACAAATATAAAATGGGAAGTATGGATTCCAATAATAATTGGAATACTACAATTAATTTGGAATGTATATAGTGATATAAATTCAAAACCTCAAATTATTAATAACAATAACTATATTATTGTTGAATCCCATAAAAAAGAAATTGATGAATATGAAAAAAGGTTAGATCAAATCGATAATGATATGTCCAATAAAATGAATAATGACCGCAATTCTCAAAAATGATATTTCTGTTTTAAGACTTTGAACTTCCACTTCAAGGTCTTTTATTCTTTTTTCTGTTTCTCTCATCTTATCCTCCTATTTCTTAATCACTTCTAAATAATTCATTAAAATCATTACTCAACTGATACTCACTACAAAATAAATCACTCACTTTAATACAGTCAGCATGATTGCCATTCAAATCTTCAAGAAATAATTCAGGCATTTTTCTTTTTCGACATTCCTCACACATACAAATGCTAGAAACTTTCCTTATTTTTCCTTCTTGATTTTTTAAAAATAGATTTTTCATAAGTTTTACTTCTCGGTGTCTTTTTAGACACTTTCTAATCAAAAAAAATATTCATTACTTCTTCATTGGATAACGCTAATATTTTAATCAAGATTTTAAGTTCACCTTGTGAAAATTGAACCTCTCCTGCTAACTTTCTTTGAATCGCACTTCTGCTTATACCTAATTCAAAAGCTAAATCTTTATTTGATTTTTGTTTTTCTAACATTTTTTGTTTTAACTTTATCAGATTCACAATTCACACCTCTCTTCCGTGTCATTTAAGACACAAATATACTATCATACTTTTGCTGTTCTGTAAAGTCTTTTAAGACACTTTTTTATCTTTTTGTATTTTTGTGTTGCAAAAAAGACACACAAGTAGTATCATATAAATGAAAAAAGGAAGTGATAATAATGAATATTGGTAAATTAATAAAAAATAAAAGACTAGAGCTTAATTTAACTTTAGAAGAAGTTGGTAATTTAGTTGGAGTTGGTAAAAGTACTGTTAGAAAATGGGAAAATGGAATGATAGAAAATATGGGCAGAGATAAAATATCTCTTCTTGCCAAAGCATTAGATATTAGTCCTCTTCTTCTTTTAGATGTGGATGAAGAAATATATGAGTCAATTGGTATAGATTACACTAGAATACCTCTTTACAACAATTTATGTTGCGGTAATGGTGGATTTGTTGATGATAATATCATTG